ACTTTATTTAGTACAGTTAGTAAGAACAGGATTATAATGTTCACAAAAATGTTCACATCATATTAAAAGATTATACACCAATTTTATTTTTAAACTGATATAATGTATATAGAAACAAGGGTGTGCGTAAAGTAGGCATACCATTTCAAAAAACGTCGACAAGCTCGTACCCCTTTGGGGGGGGACGAGCCTGTACAACATTCAGTTTATACACATGCTTATGTGTCTAATATTAACTCATAATTTTCATAATTATCTGATTGGTAGCAGGATAATTATTATTTGTTGACCAGATTAATTGATTTGATGTCTTATCGAGAGTGCATTCTAAATAATCGGTATAATGAACACCATTAATTTCAATATTTACATATAATCTAATAGGCGTTAGTGGAAATACCGTCCTGTTAGTATCACTAATAGGAACACTTTTCAATAATATAGTATTACCATATTGGTCCCTAGAAAAAGCCTCTTCAGTATCTTTTGATAACATCATATAGGGTGTTGAAATTTTTAATACACCAGTAGGCGCTGAAACCTGTAATTGGTTATTACTTTTCCAGCCCTCAAAACAAGTTTTAGCTAAATTAATTGTGAGAGTTGGAATATAACTTGAGCCACATAGTAAATTAGATATAACGCTTATAATATAATTAGTGGCTTCCTCTGTAAAATGCAAATTATCAGTGTTGTAAAGCGAACCGCTCAAATAGTAATAAGGCATAGCAAAAATGCAAGGTGCATAGTTATCGTTAGCTATATTCTTAGTTTTAGTAAACAAATCTTGGTAAGTATCATATGCACAACTAGCAAATATAAAACAAACTTGTGCGTTAGGAAAACTATTTCTAGCGTTCTGAACAGTACTAATAACTTTAGGTTTAATATCAGTCCAAGAAAAACTGCTATCATTAGCACCACCAACAATATATACATACTTTATCATTTCTTTTTGACTAGCACTCATTTCATTTTTAGCTTGTTCAATTAAATCGTTAAAGGATGCACCAGCCCATGCTCCTGCAAAACCTGCGCCACCTTTACTGTATTCATACCAATTTTTAGCATTTAACATATAACGGACACCGTTAGGTAATTTGTGGTTGTAATTTACGCTATAAGAGTCACCAATCCATAAAATGTTATCTTTATCAGCATTATTTCTATTGATAATTTCATCGTTTAAATTACTAGAGAGTTGAGCTGTTTCTTTTCTATATTCTTCAACTTGTGCGTTATAATTGCCAGTATTAACCCAATAACTCTGATTACTTATATCAATATTTGCTGGTACAGGAACTTTACTTGTAAAGCTATTACCCATATAAGTAACCACGCTTAATGCTTCATATCGCAAAGCCTTCTTCCACTCACCCATAATCTTAGGTACATATCTAGCACCAACATACTGTCTGTTAATTAATCCGTTTCCCATATTATTCTTACCTTTCTTTCTTAATAGCTTAATACTAAATGACCATAGTCATAGTTACCAATACCAATATTATTTCCTATATCTAACCCTGTAGTATTAAAAGTAATACTTTCCCAAGATTTGGGAATTGTATAAATAATATATCCCTCGTCACTAATTGTTACGAAAATCATTGTAGCTAAATATCGAGCTATAATGCTCTCTGCGTAGCTTGTATCAAAATTCTTAATCCAATTTTGTACAGTCTGTACTTCCTGTTTTAGCTTGTTTATTTCATCATTCTGTAACTTGTCAGTTTCTATCAAATTATTAATATAAGTTACCATTTTGCACAGAATTTCATAATAGCTTAAGCTATCATCATACACAAGCGGTAAAACCTTGTAGCACCAAAACCCAAAAAAATCTCTGTCACAGTTGTCCATATTATGCACTCCTTCCTAGTAAATTGTAAAGAATAAATCTTTAAGCTCGTTAATAATCATCATATCAATATTTAAAAACGTTTCCCTAAACTTTAGTAGCATCTCAGATTGGTTACCCTCGTAACCTAAAATTTTGTCAACATAATTGTCGCTTCTATTTCCTGTTCCTGTCTCAGTATCGCTAGTTGTTCCGTTTAGCGTACTATTCGTAACATCTGTACCCACATTGTGCGTGGCGTTTGTTAAATAATCGTTACTGTCAAGTCCATCAATACCGCCCTGTGGTGTATCACTGTAATAGCTCCAAGTATTGGTACTTCCATCCGTTCTTGAAGTGCTACTATTAGTGCCATTCCTGTTAGTGGTTTTTGTCTCACTTCCACTACCTTCATGCGATACACTCCTGTTCACACTAACTAACGGTTCAATCTTTAGCAATTCACTCTTATAGAGCTGATTGTAATAAGGCATAATATTTTTCATTTTGTCACTAAGGAATAGTTTCCATCTTCCTACAGTTTCACAGCATATCTCTCTTGTGTAGTAATGCCTTAAAATCTTCTTACAAAGTTCCGCTCGATATTGCTCGTCAAAAATAGGAAAGTCGCTAAAAATCTTGCTCCAAGACATATTGAGTATATCTTCTATGTCATTAAACCGAGTCGACTCTGTAAGGTTCGCACATGTTTCACAAATAAATCTAACTTGTGTTGTATATTTACTCATCGTCATCCTCCTTCCTGTCATCATTCTGATTGAATACATCACGGAAATGACAGCTTATCTGAGTACTGAACATTCTGTTAATCTGCTCACAAGCCTGTTGCCTTGCAAATTCCCTTGAATATCTGTTAGCCAATACACCGCCTTGAAGCCTTTGCACTTCGTCCTTAATCATTCGTTCTTTTTTCTGAATACTAATGTTTGTTACGCCCAGATAAGTTAGCGCTTCGTTCCATAGATTAACCTTTAACTCATATAGTTTATCGGCGACATAGGGCGCGCCTGTTGTGAACACGCCGAAAGAGCTTCCGTCACCGTCCATGAAATCATTAGAAGCAAAAATAACAGGTTGACTACCATCATACTCCATATATGCATTTTGTAGAGCTAATTGTTGTTGTTCAGTGCCCTTAATCAAAATCGGAGTTCTTTGAGCCTTGCAGTTAATATCGATAGTTGCGTCAAGTTCGGCCAGTCTCTTAGCGTATATTTCCATCTTATTTTTACAGCACCAATGAGTCATATTATCCCATATAATAACACTATCACTTCTACCGCATACACGTTGATAGCCATTAGAAGCGTACGCTCTCCTAACCAGTGGTATATTGTAAACGTCAAGCTGACCGCCAAGTACACTTCTCAAGCATAGATTTCCCATGACCTCATCGTTAAAATACAGCATAGCTTTATTCTCATACAGTCCAACTTCAATAAATCGTGCATCTACAGTGCTAGGAAGCCCACTCCATTCAAACGAGCTAATTGCTATTTCTGTAAATAAATCTAAGTATTGGTCAAAAGTGTAAAGCTGATAAAAAACGCTGTCACTAAATGAAGTGCGCTCTTTAGCTCGTTTTGCTTTTCTTGCTTTGCTCATTTTTATCGCCTCCTTTCTAAACTGAATTATTAAGCGAATAATTACCTACTTCATTAGGATGTTTCCAAAAAGTTATTCCCCTATTAAAATAACTTTCCATGAGTGCTATATCATCACTAGGTGCGCCCCCTACTATTGTACAATCAACGGTTTTTGTATAATTCCAATGCGGTCTACTTGACACATTGGGCACTTTAGATGTATGACAGGCATATCCAAATACATCAAAATACTTATCAATAGCCTTAGCATACTCAGCAGTGATAGACTTTCTCTGAGCCTCAAAACAGACTTGTCCTTTACCAAAAAGTGCGTTATTAGTAGCATAATTGCCCTTTACATCGTTAGCAGAAATACTAGCCGTGTAAGCACTTGTTAATATATTTTGCACACTACCCAGAGCTGAATTACTTGACTGTCCAGTAATCATTCCTGTAGCAGTTTGAACGGCTGACGGAATAGCGTTAATTGTAATCGGTACAGCGTTTTGAGCAACCCATGCGTTAAAGGCGTCCACATTCCATGAACATAAAGGGAAGCTGTCAAGTGTGATTGTTTCTGTCATATCCATTCTGCCTGTGCCTGTGGTTTTTGTGGACTTGTATCTATCAAGTCTTAGCACTTCCTGTACAGGCATAGTCATGTTACCGACTATGTTATAATACGGTGTAAGATTTTCTGAAAATTCATAGCGTTGTATTAATGTCTGTCCACAGTTATTTCTTACTTCATTAAAATTGAATGGATATGTATATAGTTTCTTGTTTCGTGGTCTGTAGCCGTTTATTGTGTCATTATTACTAATTGGTACACCAGTAACATTTATTGGGTTAGTATTCCCAGTAAATGTAATATTAACTCCCTTGTCTGTAACATGAACAGGAAGTATATCTGTAGGGCATGTGTAAAGGGCTAATATATTTTCGGGAGTAGTTAAGTACTGATTTAAAAAATTAGTGAGATTATTACCACCTATTTCTGTGTTAGCAAAGGCTTTTATTTGATAGCCACTATAAACACCGTCGTATAGATACCCCCCTGTTGTGGCAACTAGTACCATGGTACAAGTACTTAAAGAGCCTAGTCCGATTAACTGAGCGTCGCCGTTGTAAACATACTCGCCACATTCGACATTTTCGGGTAGGATATGCTCACCGATGTTATCGCTTAGACTATGCTCTCTTTCAACAAAACATTCTTTTACTTCAATGTCAAACCAGTAAGTTTGTAGAACATCAATTTGAAAACTTATCTCAGCGGTAACATTGTTAATATACTCAATCCCAGTCACAAACGCATAAAACCATCGAGTACTGAAAGACGAGTTTTGAAACATCATGTAATTGCAATCATATAACGTGTCTGCTGTAGCCTGTAAACGGCATTTACCTTTATTAACTCTGTTGTAAGTTACTTTATTAAAATGCTTTTTGGCTTTACTAATAAAATAATTTTCCTGTGTTTTCTTATCTGAAAAATAAAGTGTGTGTTTCTGCTGAGTGGAAAGTGGTACTCCACTCAGCATGTACACCTCACTATCGGGTACTATGTACATAATTCATCATCCTTTATTTAATATGACTCTATCACCTACATCACTAGCGCTAGTGATGGCTGTAGCACCTGTGTAGGTTGTTCCATCTAAATCAGCTACAAGAGTTATTTCTGATGCTGATTTTGTTGACGGAATTACAATAGCACCATATTTCTGCACGGCAATACCCTCTGTTGTAAGAGCTTCAGTCTGTACAAAATTAACTGAATTAGGTGCAAGTGTAGCATTGTCATCCTGCACATTAAGTGTAAAGATAGTACCCACCTCAGAGTTATCTTTTCCTGTGATATTAACAGTAATTGTTTCAGGCTTGGCAATTGTAGCATCACCGTCAACAAAAACGATTGCATTAGCAAAAGGTGAGTAGGAAATAGTTTTCCAAACGTGCAACCAATAATTCCAATATAAACCACTGCCTACATGTGTTTCGTCAAATTCTAATAAGTTGTCATAAACTTGGAACCACTCTTCATCAACCAAAACCCCCTTAACAGCCTTCATAAGTGCAAGCTCGTCTGCTGTTACTTCTTCCAGACCTGTAGACTCTTCTCTTATCGCTTCAAATCTTTCATTGTCAAACGAACTGAAATCGTCAATCAGGTGAAGTCTGCCAATGAAATCAGCTTTATTCATATTAAAAGCACTGGCAAGAACTTCAACGTCAAATTTAGCATTGAAATCAGCATCCATAAAAATACACTGTCGGTCAATAGGTGTGTTGTTCTGTACATGAGACTCATTAAATCGCCCTGTCATGTCAATAGGGAGTAAATTTGATTTTCCTCTAAAAGCTACGGCCACACTAGTCATGTCAGTAGTATCAATAGGCTGTGGATATACTTTACCGTGAGAAATTGCTTTGATAAGCAGATACTTAAAAAGTAAGTATTCGTCATATTCAGCTGACTGATAAACTTGGTCAATAATTGATGTAATAAGGTTAGTAACACCGTCAGCAGATGTAAAAGCTCTTTTTAAAGCCTGTTTCTCAATAGTAATTGGGTACATTACTCGCCAGTTCGTCAAATGAAAGACTGACTGAACATTAGGAAGAGTACGTTTAAACTCTCTACTAGCACCCTTTTCGGCGTCATATTTTACAGCATTGATAATACCAACAAAAATGTCCTCTACACTCTCGCCAAATTCAAGAAAGCCCTTCTTGAGGTGCTTATACGGATTGTTGAAAGTTGCACTCTGCACACGCACCAGTGCTATCCTATTAATTAAAGCGTTAATAAATTCGTTGGCATGTGTAGGGTTTCCAAATAGGATTTCACCAACTTTTGGGATATCCTGTTCTTTATCTATTTTCGGAACATCTTTTTGATATGCATAGGATGCATTGTTTCTAATAACATTTAAAATGTCAATTGACCGTGCATCGAGTTTCGTTTTAGAAATTATTCTAGCCATTAATCTTCCTCCTCTTTAAATAAATCCTCGAAAGAGTTGTAATCTTTCTCTTCCTCCTCGTGTTCTGTCGGTGTGTCTGGTTCATCTTCCTTTTTTTCAAGAAAACGTGAAATATATTTGTCTCTCCACATTTTGTCGTTTTCCTCGAATTTCTGTTTCCACTCGTCAGCATCGGACGAGTCAATTGAGTCGGATATGTCCTCAATAATCTCAATTGTTTCGTCATCCGTCCTATCGCCGACATATTTTCTTACTTTTTCAATAAGTTCGTCTCTTGTTAATCTTGCCATTATCATTCTCCTTCCTTAAAAACGTCTGCGCATCATCATATAAATAGGTAAGTGCCTTTTTGTTGACGGTGTAGGTGTGGGCGGTAAAGGTGTACCGCTAAGATACTCGTACCAATTCTTTCCATTTTGTATTCTTTCATCAAGTGCTACAACACCAGCGCGCTCACGTTCAAAGCAGTAAGCTTTAACTGCTTCTTCAACATCTGTTAATTGAGAAAATTCTAAACCACTATAAGGATAACTTTTAGTTGGTATCCACTGGCCGCCATATCCTTCAAGTACTTCGGCATTAATAAGCTGACACTGCAATTTGCCGTCTTTCCAATCCTTACCTTGAGCATTTGCGTAGTGAGTGAGGTTTGAGGATGGAGTCCACTGAATAAGACCCCATCCACTAGATACACTTACTGTTTCTTTTAGCCCAGGGTTTAAGGTACTTTCTCTCTGAACATTTCCGAGCATACCACATATACTTTCAAGTGTGTATTTTCCAGTAAAATAAGCGTTAAACTCTACAGCGTTATTTTCCATCTGCGCCTTTGTCAGATACTTCCTGGTACCCTCAATAACTACCCATGCCATTAAATTACCTCAGTAAGAAGCGCTTTCCATGTATTGTTACCACACTCACCATCCTGTACAAGGTTGTGGTCTTTCTGAAAATTAATACATGCAGATACACAGCCTTTACCGTAGAGGGTATCAATTGAACCTGTATAATACCCTAACTTTGACATTAGTATCTCGAATACAGTAACATCGTTATTTTTATTACCTTTTTTCAATAAAGACATAGTTGTTAATTTCTCCTTTTTTAAATCAACAAACCTTTTAACAAGCACTAAGTCGTTTCGGTGAGAAATATTAGTGATTGAAACACCCTTACCCTTGTTTGTTTTTGTGTTTTTACTATTTCCTCTCGACTCAATCATTTGTGTACTGTTAATAGCAATTGCTATGTGAGTAATTCTCTTGGTTGATTTACCGAAATAAAGTAAATCAGCACTTTGAATATTTGTTACTGTTTTGCCTAACACTGAGTAGCCTTGTGCTGTAGTTCTTGGTACTTTCATGCCACACTTATTAAGTACAGAATATACAAAACCACTACAGTCATATCCTCCCTCAGCTTCGGACTCTCCGCCCCACACATAAGGCTTACCTAAATATTCTCTTGCCGTTCTTACAATATCATTACTTGTCATTTACATTTACCTCACTGTCGAGCTTATCGCAAAGTTTTTGAAGCACAACTGTATTATTGTTGAGTGCATCCGCAAACTTGTCAGTCTCTTCTTTATGTGCTTCATTAATTTTATTAATGTAATAGCACATAATTAAACACATGCCTATGGGAAAGCCAAGTGTTGAAATCAATGTTGATAACTCGCTAATCATAATGTCAACCTCCCTTCTTTTTTCTTATTATAACATATTATCCACAAATTATCAACATTAATTTGACAAATTGTGGATAATTTGATATAATAAACTAAAGGAAGTGGATAAATGAAAGAAATAAAATACTATGATGGCACCAAGCTATTAAGCATGAAAGATATTAATGGGAATGTACCGGAAATTTATATATCAACATCAAATAGAAGTGCAGGAAAAACAACATATTTTAACAGGTATCTAATTAATCGCTTTTTAAAATATAATGAGAAATTTTGTCTACTGTACAGATTTCAAGACGAGTTGAAGGACTCTGCCGACAAATTCTTTAAGGATATACACATCCTTTTTTTCTCAGCTTATACGATGAAAGCTGTACAAATTGGTAATAGTAAAATGTACGAGTTATTTTTATGCAGTGCATACGATGAAGAGGATGAGGGAAAATCCTGTGGTTATGCTGTAGCACTCAACTGTGCGGATAAAGTGAAAAAGTATTCGCACTATCTGAGCGATGTATCAAGAATACTTTTTGATGAATTTCAGTCTGAAACTAATCATTACTGCGCTGATGAAGTCACCAAATTTATTAGTATACACACGTCAATAGCAAGGGGAAACAACAGTCAGGTTAGATATGTTCCTGTAATAATGATTTCTAACGCTGTAACACTGTTAAACCCATATTATACAGCATTAGATATTACTGACAGACTGACATCGGATGTCAAATTTCTACGCGGTGATGGATTTGTTCTTGAACAGGGATATAATGAAAGTGCCTCTAAGTTACAAGAAAACTCGCTTTTTAATAGAGCGTTCACCAAGTCCAATTATGTAGCTTATGCGTCACAAAATGTTTATCTGAATGACAACCACGCTTTCATCGAAAAAATGAGGGGGCAAAGTAGATATTTATGCACACTTAAATATAAGGGTGAAGAGTACGCCGTTAAAATGTTTGAAGAAGAAAGCATAGTATATTGTGACAAGAAAGTTGACCCTGATTTTAAACAAAGAATTTCAGTCACTACAGATGACCATAATATTAATTTTGTTATGCTTAAAAATAATGGATGGTTAATTGACTATATGAGGTACTTCTTTGATAGAGGGTGTTTTAGATTTTATTCACTTGACTGTAAAGAATGTATACTTAAAGCTCTAGCATATTATTAATGGTATCTGCGTTAGTTATTTTTGTAACATTGGTGTGGAAGGCTCTTTGAAATATAAGACACACCTTTGTAATTGGGTGTATGCCTACCCATGCATTAAGAATTAACGTTATAGATATATTAAAGAGACAGAATTTATTCTGTCTCTTTTGTTATGTTTCACGTTGCCCTGCATTTCTACATTATCGCATTTTATAAGTTGTCTCCTGCAATACTATTCCTCCCCTTATTCTCACTGGGCGGAGTTTTCCATATACTTCCAACCCCTGTTTAAAATCAGCAAGCGTTCTCTTTATTTTCAAAAATTCCTGCTGAATTGTGGGGTATTTCTCTAGTTCATCATCCGTCACCCCCTCCATTGATTTAAGAAATAAATTCTTACACCTATCAGGCATACCTGCACATTTTACATTATAGTATGGCTCATTAATTGGTTCTTCATCCTCATGCGTAACATGCTCAATATAAGTTTTCTGACGAACAAAAATCGCCTCATCCCAAAAGCTCTCGAGCTTCCAACAACAAAAATTAGAGGGATGTATTTTTATTCCTTTAATATTTTTCTTTGTAGTGCAACAATGTATGCTATCCGTGTCAGCGTATACAAAATATTTGTAGTTTTGCTGTGCGGCCCGAATAGTAAAATTTCTAGCATAACTTGTTATCGCTGAACCTATCGGAATATACATAACTTTCTTTTCGTGTTCTTCAAATGTCGTAAAACCTAGTGAGCCATCGTCCTTCTCTCTTGCCACTTTAAAAGAGGATATATCCGAACTGCTAAGTTTTCCGTATAAGTTATTTAAAAAGAGTTTTGCTAGTGTTCGCCTTGCCCCTGTACTATTTTGCTTGATTTCCTTATACTTATTAATATACTCGTCAAAAATTCCTGTTATAGTTCTAAAATAACATCCATCCAATAACTCAAAATCCACAAGATTGTAATGCTCTTGTAACAGTTCAAAATCGGTTTGAGTAAGTACCATTTCAACAATAGCTTTTTTAATATTTCCGTCAAAATCTCTGTACCATGTGCATACATTTCCTGTATCTTTATCAACTATGTCAGATGTTTCAAGCATTTCAGTAGCCTTATAGAAAAAGCTGCCTTTAATCTGTATAAATGGTAATTTATTTTCTTTCAAGTAAAAACGTGTGTGAATACGGACAAAATAATAATATTGGTCTGTAAGACATTTTGGTGGAATTTTACCTTTGAAAAAAACTGGCCGACCATATGGGTAATAATTTCCACTTTCTGAATGCATCATAGATGGGTACAAGCTATTAACATCTGCTGTGATACCCTCTCTGTAAATTCTGTTTTCACATCCTTTCTTTAGATAACACCAACCTCCCCTATATGAGTGTCTTATATACTCGTCAGCGTTTGAGTATTTATATTCAAGTGGGTTTAATTTAAACTGTGTTAAATCAGGGAAAAATGCTTGATAGTCTTGTTTGTCCAATGTAGCTTTAAATTCAGAGAGACAGCACGAGCCGATAGTAAGTTTTAAGTGTCCATGGTTTTGCATGATTTCCAGTGCTTCTTTAACTACAAGCACGTCATTAGCAATATAACGTTTTTCGTCATCTGTAATTGGGCAACCTGCATATCTAAGCCCTTTATACTCCATATTTAATTTACGGTGCTTTGTCTGAAAACTTTTCCCAATTTGTTCAACTGAAAACGGCAAGAGCTTCAAACTATCTCTAATCTCAATCAATGCATACGGTGTCTTGATAAGTATACTGTACCACTGCCCCATGTCCGAGATTGAATATACAAAAGATTTTGGTGTTAAATCTTTTTCTTTCAAAAAGTGCACATCTCTATCATTATTAGGGTTTACATAAAGTTTTTGTTCATATTTCAAATCTGCTAGTAAGAATGATAGCCAAAACGAACCATCAAACTTTAAGTTATGATAATATATGCAAATATTCTGCCTTAAGTTATAAAGATAATTATAAGTCTCTCTAATAGAATGATGGATTTTAACATCCTCCGTGCCTAGCTCGACAACTGCTGAAGCCCACACCTCTGTGAATGTCTGTCCTTCATATACAGTGGTTTCAAAATCACCTACCATATATTTCATTTGCTTTTTCATATTTCTTCCCACGTTTCATCACTGGCTAATGCTTTATCAATTTCTGCCTGTTCTGCATCACTTGGCAAATTGCCACTTATTAACGTATATAAATGCTGTACGGCCGTCCTTGATACAGCACTATTAGGATGATATTTAATTATAACTTCACAAGTTGATAAAAAATCCTCGCTTGCCTGTGCTATGGAATACAGAACAATGTCTGCGCCATACTTTTCAATTTGTGAGTTTAAAAGATTGTTTAACAAGTCTGCTGACTGTGATTGTTGAACACCCACGTTTGCTATCATGGACTGTACTTTATCCCATACTAATCTTGAAGCATGAAACATCTGTTGCCATTCCTTGTTAGACTTAATTCGATTATAGTCCGCTTGGTCTTTTTTTCTTCTCCTAGTCTCCCATGCTTTTCTGGAAGCTTCTTCTCTTATTTCTCTTTTTCTCTGTTCAACTGTTATTGGTTGCCCTGTTACTGCACTGATGGCATAAGCCTTTTTATAAAGCTCTGCAGGTCTAATCTTTGACAGCCTTCTTATTGAGCCACTCGTAATAGTTTTTGGCTTTGGTGGTATAAGGTTGGGTTCAAAGACATATCCTCTTTTTTCAGCGTTTCTAATAAATCGTTTAATTCGGTTTCGCTGCTTATTATATTCCTTTAAGAGCTGTGACTTCTTAGTTGTATTACCCATACACTTTAGCCTCCTTTGTTTATAAGTAAAGGGGGGTAAAACCCCCCTTATTAATAAATACTCTAAATAATTAAACCATCATTAATTGGTAAAATTTTCTACCGCTATTGGATGTATTCTCGCATATCTCTATAAGGGCATGTCCTTCATCTGATATAATATCCTCAAGCGTACCCATCACTTCATTAACAGTCTTAGAAATGCTTGTAAAAACTACTCCGTCTTTATCAACAAGCACTGATACTGTTACAGGATTTCCGTCCTTGTCAGTATCAGCATATTCGCCGACATTGACAACATCAATCTGTAATCCCTTCTCAATTTTATGTGATGACGCCTTTGCGTTAAATAATTCTTTCTTTGATAACATGATATTAACCTCCTATTTTACTGTGCTGTGTCTACTTTGTCTACTTTGTCTGTTTTTACTTCCTCTGCTTCTTCAATGTACTTGCTTAATGGCATACTGTATGTTTTTGTAACTGCCGTCTTGTCTGTGATTGCTGAGATTTTAAAAACATCTGTCTCATACATCTTACGTATGTAATTAAACAGTTTTGCTTCATCCTTTGGGGCTTCACTCTCATAGATTGGATAAGTCTTAGTCATAGGCTCACACGAAACTGTGTCCATGCCTAATACTGTGATGTTTAGCGTGCTGATTGTTCTTGTTATGCTTGGTTTTCTCATTTTTGTTTTCCTCCTTGTTTCTTGTAATGAGTTTGCATTGTAACTTATTGTAACTTGTTGTAACATGCACTATTGGTGCAAAGACTAGTGGGTGGGATTGCACCACCCCCTCAGCTTGGTTACTGCTAGTCAGGTGTTATCAGTGCTTTGCTACAATAACATCAATTCTTCTGCCTGTTGTTGCTTCTGATATGATAACTTCTTTAACAAAACCTATTTGCTCTAAACCATTAACTTTCTTAATCTCCAGATTGTAGTTATCATAATCCTTTGTAATAAATGTACTCTCATTCCCCATTTAATCTCTTAACTGTAACTTCAAACTTCATATGATTACCTCTCTTCTCTTGTTTCTTGTTATGTTGTATCTTCCTTACAAGTATTATATTACATCATATGACATGAAATGTCAAGTATTTTTTTTCAAAAAACTAATAAATTTCGATGTAAAGAATACCGTCTTTTAATTCGTGAGCTTTAGCTGGGCTATTGATATGCTGTATCAATTCACTAGTTTTAATGCGCTTTCCATTTTTAAACGCTTTTACTTCGTAGCAAGGTAATATATTCATTAATTGTAATACATCACACACCCTTGGTACTTCACTGTCAATATATTGACTAATCATTATTATTGCACACATAATGAATGTCACTATAACTATTACTTCATATATGTCCATTTATTAATCCTCCTATATAATAAAAAATTCATTTATAAAGGCACGCTTAACATCCACTAATTTAACTTTTCTTTCAAGTAAATCAGATGTAATAAAAATAACTTTGCCTTCGTACAACCATTGACCTTTTTCTGATACAATATTCACATATGCATTACTGTCAAGGACTGTAAGCTATTCTTTAAACTTCATTTAGGTTATCCCTCCATTCTTTTACTTCATCAATTATGATTTCTGCTAATGCTGTAGCCGTGAGGTTGGACTCAAGTAATCCAAAAGGCACTTTGAAAATGTGGTTGTAGCCGTCAGCATTAATATAAAACACTGTAGACGATATTGAAGGTTCAATATATACCTTAACATTACATTCATTAAATTCTGGTGCTAATTGTATTAGCGTTTTAACTACTTCTAAATATTGAGCATGCATAATTTCATGGTCACCCCCCTTCATAGGACAAAATAAACCCCCAACCCTTCCCACCGTCCAACCATTAACAAGGTGCTGTGTCATCTCTGTTAGTCTGCCTACTTTACGCACACCCTTGTTTCTATATACATTATATCAGTTTAAAAATAAAATTGGTGTATAATCTTTTAATATGATGTGAACATTTTGTGAACATTATAATCCTGTTCTTACTAACTGTACTAAATAAAGTACATCCT